GTTCTATCCGTAAGCGGTTATTCTCGTCGATATACCAATAGCAGCGATACACATTGGCCAGCATATCGAAAATCTGCTTTAACGAGATTTTACCGGTCATAGCCGCATTGTCGTATTGGCCTTTCAGATAGTTGCTTTTCGGTGCGATCAACAGTCGGAAATAATTATTTGTGATCGGGTTCATTCCGTACAGGAATTGCGAATACTCGGGTGTTTCCCAATGCTGGACGACCGGGGCCGCTTTAGATAGCAGCGTCCGAATAGCTCCGCCGAGGGTATAATTATCTTTGATCGTTTTGGAAACAACCCCAAACGCTTCCAAAATAGGAATGTCTTTTCCGACTTGAACCCAAATAGAAAAGTCTCCCCATTGTGAACGGTCGATAGGGTAAAACGGTTCTTGAGACTGTGAACTCTGGAGAGTGTATTCGACAAAATATCCGCCAAGTCCACTTCGGCCCCACTTTGTTGGTTCTGTCTGCGTAGCCGTAGAGGTAACCGCATACACGAATCCTTCTCCGGAAAATGCAATAACCTTTGTATAATCCCAATTCGAATCGACTATATCATTGGCTGGCCGATCCGAGAGACTGACTGGGGCATTATCACCTTCCAGTTGACTACCGGCGGCAAACAACATCCGCCCGAATATTTGGCAGTCACCGGAAGCAATAACGACTGATCCGCTTTGACCTGCGCCATTAAGAGGGACCGCACCGTAAGGCTTCCCTTTCTCTGTCCAAATAATACGCCTGTCGATTATCATTCTGCCGGTAGAAACCTCCATAACACTCCACATTGCCATCTGGCTGTTACCGATCGAACCGGCAACGGAATACCACGCATAGTATTTTCCATCCAAACGCTTGTAGCTATTATCGTGGCCGGTTTCCGATACAGGAGAAGGCGAATAATACCCCGAAATATCCGTGCTAAGCGTGCTTCCCGCTTCCGGTTGGATAGATATGCCGTCAGCGCTGAAAATCTCACCAAAACCGAAATTTCGCAGCTCGTCGTCCGTCGGGTCACTGTTGGTTACATCCTCTTCCCAATACATACCGCCCATGTAATTTGTCAGTTTTTCACTGCCGATTCCATTGGCGCGCACGTAGTATTGAGTTACGGGGCGAACCTTCAGTGCGACGGGAGCGAGTTCGGCCCCCATTTGGACAATATCGTATTCTTCTTCGATGTTTTTCAGGATTTCATCGTATTGATCCGACACAGATACTT